TAGAAATAAAAGCAGAAGAACTACAAGAGCAAAGATTATTTATACGAGCATGCATGAATCAAATACACAAGTATCCACCAAAATTAAAACCAAAAGACTATGACATCATGGTTACATCTTTGATGGCTAATCCAGAACTTGTAGAGGCACCAGAGGGTGCGTCTAAAAAAGATCAGCTATCACAACATCTTGAAAACTATTGCACAAGTAGAACCGCAGAGGGTGCAACGAAAGAAGACATGGAGTCTGGTAACGTATGGAACAAAGGTGGTTATCATCACTTTATCTTTGGTGAATTTTATCACAAATTTTTACACAGACATAAATGGTCAGAAAAGTATGACGTGACAAATTTTTTACTCACAGAACATTGTGGTTGTGAAGTAGTAAGAATGACGGTAGGTAAAAAGAAATTATCTATTATAAAATTAAAAGAGTTTGAAAAAGAAGACATGAAAGTGCGAGATAGAGTATTTAAAAAGGAGGATGCCTTTTAAAATGGAACAGATGAACTTGTTTGAAACACAGGCACTAACAAAAGCTGGTGTAATAATTGAAAAAAATAAAGGTGTTGATTTGTCTGAAATTTATTTTGGTACACCTGAAAGACCTGATCTTTCTTTTGAAAAAAATAAATATATTATATATCCCTCAGGAGAAACACACCCTTTTGGCCATAAGATAAAAAGTTTATCTGGAGATAAGTTCCCTTTTATTGTTTCAACATTTGGCGACAGAAAAAGTATAAAAAAACCAATATGTAGACAAGCGTTTGACTATCCAATAATTACTTTAAAAGCTGGTGAAAAAAGCGTAAATTTAGTATTTCACAAGATAGTGGGAAGAGCTTTTTTAAAATTACCTCAAGGTCTTTCTTGGAAAGACAAAGGTATAAATAGAAAATGGATATTTCATCACAAGAATAAAAAGAAATGGGACTATAGGTTATATAATTTAGAATTAATAACTCAAAAAGAAAATTGTAAGGATAGAGAAAAAATGGATGATGAATTAGTTTTAGAACAAGCAAAAACGAAAGGTTTATTTTGAAAACAATCGTATTAGGACCACCAGGCACGGGTAAAACAACCACACTACTAAACGAAGTAGATAAGTATTTAAAACAAACTGATCCTGATAAGATTGGTTATTTTTCTTTTACACAGAAAGCTGCCTACGAAGCAAGAGATAGGGCCATGTCTAAGTTTAATCTATCAGAAGACGACCTACCATATTTTAGAACACTACACTCACTAGCGTTTAGAAGACTAGGTATAAAGAAAGATGAAGTTATGCAACGTAGACACTATGAAGATCTAGGTAAAAAGATGGGGCTAATAGTAGATTATCATGAGTATGATAATGAACACTCAGGACTATTTACAACTAAAAGTGATTTACTACGCATAGTACAGATAGCTAAACTACGAGGTATCACACCAGAACAACAATACAATTTAAAAGAACATACACAAGATATAACAGTTCACCAACTTAAACAGTTTGTACATGATTTAGATCAATACAAGAAAGATTATAACTTAATTGATTTTACGGACATGATTACAGAATTTATTAAAGCAGATAGATCACCACGATTTGATGTTGTGTTTATAGATGAAGCACAAGATCTATCACAAACACAATGGGGTATGGCAAAATCTATTTGGGATAAGACACAAGATACGTTCATAGCAGGTGATGATGATCAAGCTATATTTAGATGGGCTGGTGCAGATGTAGATAGTTTTATATCACAGACAGGAAAGATAATGCAGTTGACACAGTCATACCGAATACCGCAGGTAGTTCATGATGTGGCATCACGCATAGTAAATAAGATACAAAACCGACTACCAAAAGAGTGGAGACCAAAAACACAAAGAGGATTACTTTCATATTACGATGACTTTGAACAAGTTAACATGAAACAAGGTAATTGGCTAGTGCTAGCTAGAACTAAATTTATGTTAAATGATTTAGAAGATACATTATACTCACAAGGATTGTATTACCAGAACAAGTTTAAAACAAACAGAGAACAAGATTTGTACACTGCTGTAAATGATTGGGAAAATTTACGTAAGGGTGTGGATATAAGTTACGAACAAATTAGTAGAATAGCATCTTACATGTCAGAAAAACATTTTGAAAAAAATTGTTTGAAATACATGGATAAGGACGCAAGACACACCATGCAATCTTTACGAGAGAGAATGTGGTTGAAAACAAATGATGTATGGTATAATGCTTTTGATAATGCACCACAGAAGAAAGTTAGATACATCAGAAGAATGAGGGAAAATGGTGAGAAGTTAAATTCTACTCCAAGAATTACTCTGTCTACAATACACGGAGTAAAAGGTGGTGAACAAGATAACGTGGTTCTCTTGACTGACCTATCTCGAAACACACAAAGAAACTACGAACAAAATCCTGATGACGAAAATAGATTATTCTATGTCGGCGCGACTAGAGCTAAAAATCATTTACATGTTATCAGACCAAAAGATATATACAAAGGATATAAAATATGAAAACAGAAGAAGCGTTACAATTAGCAAAAGAATTAATTGCTGGACCTAGAGCAAAAACCTATGGCGATAAAATAGTGAATCATGCAAATATAGCAAAGTTATGGACAGCATACTTAGACAAAGAGATTACAGCACACGACGCTGCTATCATGATGGCTTTGTTAAAAGTAGCAAGAACTAAATTTGGTCAACCTACATCTGATACATATGTTGATGCAGCAGCTTACATGGCAATAGCAGGAGAATGTAAACATGAAAACGACATTTAAACCACAGACAGAGTGGATACCACCAACGGACTTTCCTGATCTTGGTAAATACGATGAGATAGCTGTTGACTTAGAAACAAAAGATCCAAACCTAAACGAAAGAATGGGATCTGGTTCTGTTGTTGGTGTGGGTGATGTGGTTGGTATATCTCTGGCTACAAATGACTGGTGTGCATACTATCCAATAGCGCACGAAGGTGGTGGTAACATGGATCGTAAGATGGTTCTTGATTGGTTTCAAGATCAAATGCGTTCAGACTCTATAAAAATATTTCACAACGCAATGTATGATGTGTGTTGGTTAAGAAGACTTGGCATACAAGTTAATGGTATGATTGTTGATACAATGATAGCTGCATCTCTTATTGATGAGAATAGATACAGGTATGATTTAAATGGCATATCAAGAGACTATCTTGGTAAAGGTAAAGACGAGTCTGCTTTATACGAAGCTGCAAAGTCTTGGGGTGTAGATCCTAAAGCAGAAATGTATAAGCTGCCAGCTATGTACGTTGGATCTTACGCAGAGCGTGACGCCCAACTTACATTGGAGCTATGGCAGGAGTTTAAAAAAGAAATTTTACACCAGGATATTGAAGACATATTTAATATGGAGACTAAATTGTTTCCTGTTCTTGTTGATATGAGATTCTTAGGTGTGCGTGTAGATCAAGAAAGAGCAGCTATTGAAAAGAAAAGAATGGTTGAGGAGGAGAAGAGATTACTTGGTGGTGTGTATGCAGAGACAGGACAAGAGGTCCAGATATGGGCTGCAAGATCTATTGCAAAAGTATTCGATAAATTAGGATTACCATATGATAGAACAGTAAAGACACAAGCACCAAGCTTTACTAAAAATTTTTTAGCTAATCATCCACACAAGATCGTACAAGCCATTGCAAAAGCAAGAGAGATAAATAAAGCACATACAACATTTATAGATACAATACTTAAATATTCATACAAAGGTAGAATACATGCAGAGATAAACCAATTACGTGGTGACAGTGGTGGCACGGTTACGGGTAGGTTTAGCATGAATAATCCAAACTTACAGCAGATACCTGCAAGGAACAAGGATCTCGGACCACGGATCAGAAGTTTATTTATACCAGAGGAGCATTGCAAGTGGGGCTGCTTTGATTACAATCAACAAGAGCCAAGACTTGTAGTGCATTATGCTGCGTTACAAGGATTCTATTCTGTAGAAGATGTTGTTGATGCCTACAAAGGTGGTGATGCGGACTTTCACCAGATTGTGTCTGATATGGCTGGTATCAATAGAACACAAGCTAAGACGATCAATTTGGGTCTTTTTTATGGTATGGGTAAAAATAAATTACAAGCAGAGCTAGGTATAAACAAACTACAGGCAGAAGAATTATTTAAACAATATCATAGTAAAGTGCCGTTTGTTAAACAACTCATGGATGCTGTGATGAGCAGGGCACAGCGTAAAGGTAAAGTGCGAACGTTGCTGGGTAGACTGTGCAGGTTTCATCTATGGGAACCAAATCAGTTCGGTATCCACAAGCCATTGCCTCACGATGATGCGCTCGCGGAACACGGACCAGGGATCAGAAGAGCATACACATACAAAGCTTTGAACAGATTAATACAAGGATCAGCGGCTGACATGACTAAGAAAGCTATGATAGATCTACATGCTGAAGGCATCATACCACATCTACAAGTTCATGATGAATTAGACATATCTATATTAAATGAGAAGGAAGCAGAGAAAGTAAAAGAAATTATGGAGTCAACAGTGACTCTTGAAGTTCCAAACAAAGTAGATTATGAAGAAGGTGATAATTGGGGCACTATCAAATGAGGATTTATTATGGCTTACTTAAATGCAAACATACCACCGGAATACGCGCAAATAAGAAAGGAGTATCTCTATGACCTTAAGAAACATCATGGAGAAGTTGAAGACTGCATCATCTTTGGTCTTTCGGCTATTACAGGGCGTAGTATCCTTTTTCATTGTATTATGGAAAATGGAGCTATCTACTATCGTCTCCCGATCCTGAAAGTAATATCTTAGATACGGATCATTCAGAGATACCGCACGAGCACAAATGTGCTCACATCATAGCCCTAGACGATGGGAACTATGCAGCACAACCTAACAATAGATGTATATGGGACATCCCATCATTCACTGTTAAAAATAATGTGCCAGATTGGAAAGTGCAAACATCTGAATGGAACGTAGAAAACACAAGTCAATGGAGAACAGAAGATACTGATAAGTTCTTCTATGAAATTGAGGAGAAGAAACATGATAAATAAATGTAAAGCAATTTGTTGCAAAGTTTGGGACAAAATTAAAGCTGCATGGGAATGGATCGTGTCAAGATTCAACAGGTAATTTATGGCCCTAAAAATTTCTGAGTCCGCTGCCGTACAGATGCCGATGAAGACGGTTGCTAGTTTGATCACGATGGTTGCCATCGGGACATGGGCTTATTTTGGCTTGCACGAAACACTTAATCAACACTCAACAAAGATAGAGTTGATGCAAAAAGATTTAGAACAAAACACAGAGTTTAGAATTAAATATCCAAGAGGTGAGTTAGGTCAATCAGCTGGAGAAGCAGAACTATTTATGATTGTAGAGCACGTTAGTGGTTTACTAGAAGATGTGGAAGAAGAAATTAAAGGTATGAGAAATAACGCCGTTAACATAGAATTTTTAAAAAAAAGAACCGAGAAGTTAACTGAAGATGTAGAGAAGTTAATTAGAAACGGAAGTGGTAAACATCAATGATAGAAACTGTATTTGCACTAATCTTAACGTTAAACGGAAATATGATAGAACATGTATACAAACCGAGCCTCAGCGATTGTTTGAAATCAAAACGTATCGTT